AAGCCGATGACGGCCTCGCGATTGGTGGCCGATGTTACCTGCATGTCATTCAGCATCCGGCCAGAGACCGTGAGATTCGCCACGCCGGACAGCCCCGCCTTCGTCTTCGCCTTGGCGTAGCCGGCAGACAGCGGCTCAAAGGCAGACTCGTTCGCATCGCGCCCAGCCTCGGTGCGCTGCCGCACGCGCTGAATCACCATGTCGGCAATGCCCTGCATGTCGGACGCTGTGATGCCGACGCCTTCGGGCAGCGGGCCGCCGCGCAGTTCGCGGATGATCATGTGGCACGCTCCTTCGGCTCGTCTGCCGCCCGCGCCCATTCCGCGCGGTCGCCGGTCTCGGCCAGCCGGTTCAGTTCGGCATCGAACTTCGAGACGCGCCGCCACGAGTGCCGGCAGTTGTAGCCGCCTGCCGTGATGAGCGGGTTCGGCATTTGCCCGTTGTCGAGCTTCTCGACCTCCTGCCGCTCCAGCACCTTGCCGATCCAGGTCCGGCAGAACGGCCGCGTCAGGCTGTCGAGCGGTCCGACGTAGACATACCGCTCGTCCGGCTTGCCCGACGACAACAGCAGATCAACCTGACGCGCGTAAGTGCTGATGCCGGTATCGTAGATCGTGCGGGCCTGCCGCAATGACAGGTCGGTCGCCCGCGCAATGTCCTTCACCAAATCCTTGATGGGCCGCAGGCCCACCACGCCGTCGAGAATGGAGCGCCACACCGTCCGCAGCAGATCGTCGCCCACGTCCACGAGGTCGGCGAGGCGTAGTTCCTTGAACGCGGCCAGCGCGTTGACATCCACGGGCGTCAGCTTCGCGGCGGCATTGGCGATCTTGGACGAGGACAGCACGTCGGCGGCCAGCCGGTCCAGCGGGGCGCCCACGGCGTCCGCAATCAGGCCGTCATACCCGGCCGCCCGCAGCGCCGCCCACAAGTCGTTCCGTAGCTGGATCGCGCGCCCGAGGTTCGCCTGCGTGGACACCAACCGCCCGCCCTCGGCCTCGAACTGGTCGAGTAGCGCCCGGACCCGCAGTTGCAGGCGCGTATACACGTCGGCCAGATCCTCCGCGAACGCCTCCGACATGGCGTCCATCAGGGCGGCCTCGCGCGTCACGGCGTCCTGCAGTTCGTCAAGCATCCTTCTTAGCCTTCGGCTCCTGCTTGCGCGGTGGCGTGAACCCAACCACGCGCACATATGGCTTGTTGTAGGCGTCGTAGATCACAACGCGGTTGTCGCCCACGACAACAGAACTCGGCGGCGGAACCTCTCTGTCTTCAGGCATCACGCCCCTTCAGCGAACCGCGCCAACCGCGTGGCCGCGTTCTGCCGCAGCGCATCCGCCTCAAGGACCGCGCCGGCTTGCGCCTGTTGCTGCTTCTGCGCCGTGGCCTGCTCGATCTCGCCGCGCACCGTCTCGCGCGTCTGTTCGTCCAGGTCCGGGTCCATGCGGTCCACGACGCGGTTCCGCAGCCGAGCCTCGAACGTGGGGCCGAGGCCGAGCGCCATCGCGCGGGCCAGTTCCTCGAGTTCCACAAGCAGCCCGGCCGTGAAGAATTCGCGCGGGTAGGCGATGACGACTTCGGCCTGCTGATACGCGGCGTCAGCGTTGGCCGGCGCCATCCACCGGAACCAGTGCTGCGCCAGCACCGTCTCGTGCCGCGTGCATTCGGACGCCAGACCCGCCAGCATCTGATTCAGGTCGGCATTCTTCAGCCGGATCGACTCGGCGGACTCGGCCTCCCGGCTATCGCTGTCGTAGCGGACATGGCACATGCGATACATCTCGCGCACGAGATATTGCTGCGCCTCGCGCAACGTCGCCGGGACCTCCTGCGACGGCGTGCTGTAGTCCGCATCGCCCTGGACGAACAGCGCCGAGGTCGTGCCCACGTCGCCGCCCATCTGCGTCTTGGCCTTCTCCACGTCGGCGTCCACGGGCAGCTTGACGACGAACAGGCTGAACGCCTGATTCCGCAGCACGTCGTCTTCTTCGGACGCGCGGTTGTAGAGCGCACGCGGGACGTTCGCGTTAATCAACGGCTTGCCGATGAGCGGGAACCGTTCGGCCGACTGGGGTCGCAGCACGTCGAACGGCACCGCGCCGAGGTCGTGCGTGCCCTGCGCCCGGATGCTGCCGTCTTCGCGCAGGCGCAGCCATTCGGTTTCGTCCCACACCAACGCGTCGGGCTTGTCGCTGGCGCCCTCGAGCACGTCCTCGATGGGCGCCTCGTCCAGCAGCTTCACGGCTATCAGCCGCGTCCCGCTCACGCGCCAGTCTGGAATGTGCAGAGGGGCATAGCGCCGCAGAAACGGCTCGAGGCCGCGTTCATCTGCCCGAGATGGTCCCGTCGGCACAACGGCCGGCTTGTCCATCAGCACGCCGGAATGCCCCACGGCCAGCGCCTGCGACAACGACCGCTGCATCCACGTCGTCATGTCAGCGCCGCCACGGTCCACGTCGTTCCACCACGCCATCAGCGGCTCGCTCGTGCTGGTCCGCACGGGCGGTTTGGCAAAGACGTAGCGGGTCAGCAGGTCAACGAGGGCCTCGGTGTAGTTGTGATACCGGGCCTGCGTCTTGCGTTCCTTGAACTTGTCGCCGTCCTCACGCGGGAACCGCCACAGGTAGTCGCCGTTCAGGAATCCGCCAGCGCCATCGTAGGCGTCCTGAAGCACGCCCCACGACGCCCACCAGGTGTCGTAATCCTTGTGCCGGCGTTCCGCCCACTTGCGGCGCTCCGCGTCGCCAAGTCCGATCAGGCGCGTGACGAGTTCAGCCATGATGCGCCGCCTCCAGTTGTGCCCGCAGGCTGGCCGACTTCGCCGCCCGGATCGCCTGCAGCGTCATCGACGGCGTGGCGGCCTCACGCGCGCCGTGAATGGCGGCCACGGCCTGCGAACGCACCGGGAAGTCCCGTGCGATGCCGTAGCCCAAAGCGTCAGACAGATGCGTCAGTTCGGGATTTGACTTCTTGTCGATCTCGCCGTTGTTAGCGAAGATCACCTGCTCGAAATCGGCAATCAGGCCAGCGCACGACGGGTCCACGACGAGATGCCGCGCCCCGGTCATGCTGCGAAGCCGGCTGTTCACGGCCGATACGCGGTCCCGGACGTGTGGGTTGGCGGATGGAATGCACCACGTCGCCTCGCCGAACAGTTCGCGCAGGACCGCATGATCGGACGGTCCGGTTGTCTTGCCCGACTTGCCGCTGGCGTCCCCGTAGATGCGGACCTCGCCCCGATGCCCGGCGCCGTTCAGCAGGTCGCGGACCTTGCGGGCCGTGGCGCGCGTGGCCTCGCCGCCCGAGTGCCGCGTCTTGGCTTCGCGCCAGATGCGGACGTTCTCGCCGAACCGCTGATACACGACGGCACACGCCGGATCAATATTGAAGTCGAAGCACAAGCAGACCGGCCACGTCGGGTCCAGCGCCACGGGCGCCACGTGGTCCGCGCGCACGAACCCGTAATAGGCCCGGCCCGACAGTGCTTCGAACGACGCTTCAAACTCCTGCCGGAAACTGCGCTCGTCCAGCGTGGCGCGGAATCGCTCGATCTCGGCGGCGTCCAGGTGGCCAACGGGTTTAGCGGCGTCGATTGACCGGAACTGCCACGAGGCCCAATCCGCCTGATGCGCCTGCCCACGAGCGTAGGCGTCGTAGAGGTGATTGAAACTCTTGGGCGTGCCGAGAAACAGCGCGGACCCGCGCGTGTCCATCAGCGACGGCGCGATCACGTCCTCCCACACCATCGGGTCGGTGTCCTGGTATTCGTCGATGGCGACGAAGGCGAGGCCGCGCCCGCGCAGGGCGTCGGCGTTCTCGGCGGACTTCAGCTGCACCCGCGCGCCGTTCGTGAACTCGACCTCGAGGCGCGTCTCGTTCGGCGGTTTCGCCAGCCACCCGCCCGGAATCCACTGCTTGAGTTCCCGCCAGCAGATGTCGCGGGCCGCGTCCCAAGTCGGCGCGAGATACCAGATTAAACCGCCCGACGGCACGCGGGACAGCAGTTCAGCGATGGCGAGGCGCGTCTTGCCGAACCGCCGCCCCGACACCAGCACCCGGAACCGCGCGGGACTCCTGAACACGCGGCCTTGGAGCGGGTGAAGGGCGAGGGTGGCGCTCATGCGTCCTCGGCCCCGGCAATGACGATGCGGAGCGGTTCGACCGGCCCGGTGATTTCCAGCGTGTCGCGCGGCTTGCCGTAGGCGTAGTGGTGGAGCAGGGTTTCCATGTGCGGGGCGTTCCCCTGCCGCAGCCGGCGCTTGAGGGACTCGACGTATTCGGGCGATTCCAGCACCGAACGGGCGAAGTCGCGGATCTCCCGTGTCGCCTTGTTCAGCGATCCCTTGGGGCGTCCCGGTCCCGGTGGTAGTTTCGGCCTCGGCACGTTTACTGCCTGTTTTCCTAACCTTTACGCCAGTTTCAGCGTCACCACGAACGACCTATCCATCAGGTCAGTGAACCGCTCCGCGATGGCTTGTGCGTCTGATGCGGGCACGGCTAGTGTGAGGATGGCTTCGCCGTCCGCGTCCAGTTGCAGCGCCTTGCGTGGCGCCGGCGGTAATGCGGCCTCAAACGACAGGTCAAGCGTAGGCTTCCGCCTCACGCCTGAAATTGTAGGGCGATGATGGGCGGGACTGTCAACAGGATTGTCTGGCCTCGACTGCGGCGCGCCATCCCATCGCCAAATACGTGGCCGCGATTTCCAGCCGGTCTGGGTCATCTCGGAACCACCCCAGCCCCCGGTTGCAGCGGGCGCAGAGCAGGCCGCGCACGGCGCCCGTCTTGTGGTCGTGGTCGATGTTTAGGCGCCGACCGCCCGGTTTGGGCCGATACCCACAGATGGCGCAGCCCCCGCCCTGTGCAGCCAGCTGTGCCTCATACCCGCCGAGCGCGGCGATTCCAGCGGCCTTCTGCCGGGCGTGACGGGTGCGAGCTGTGACGCGCATCAGAATCCTCCCT